ACTTCACCTGAATCTTTAAGTATATCTGATAAGTTCACTAATATCTGAAAATTCTGTGGTGTTAAAAGGTTACAGTCAAATTCAACCACCACATCATTTTTAGGTTCTGTATGTTGTGAATGAATCTTTTTACTCAAATCAAATTGTGTGTCTGGTTGTTCTTTCTTAATATAATCATTGGCACCTAATCCTTTATGTCCTACCCAATCTCCATAAATATCACTACACCACGGCTCTAATTCTCTTAACATTTCAGTATTACAATTATGAACCACAAATCCTACATCATACTTCGGGGGAATGATTGGTTTCATCAGTGCATCATGTCGTACCATATGTCCCCATTTACGGATGAAATTACGGGTGCTACGAAGGTTTTGCTTCAACCACTCACTACTCTCTCTACCTTTCATAAACACTTGTCCCGCAGGATTTCTCATTGCCCCATCTTTAAATCTCGAACCTCTGGATGTCATATGATATACAAATCCTTGCCAAGTTTGTATTAATTCATATCCATTCAATACAAACCGATTGAATATATCTGAATCTTCTTTTGATTGTGGGGCGTATAATGGGTCGTGTCCACCAATAGATTGAAAATCTTCTTTGTATATTGCCCAAGGTGCAAATATACCTTCAGTAGTTTCTTTCACTTCTTGTTTAATAATATTTGTCCAAGGAGTTTTCTCTTCTAAAAACTTCATAAGTCCTAATTCATCAAATTCTTCAGGTTCTATACCAAAATCTTGTAATATCTTTTCGGGCCCGTCAGGATGTAGTGGTGGTTCTATTCTTGTAGCACTTACTACCTTTCCTCTTTCTAAATGTTTTAAGACTTCTTCATCCATCTTTGGACAAGCATACATATCAGCGTGAAAAATCATCACTATATCATTTGTTGCCATATCCACTAATGTATCATATAAAATTGTATGACCTAATCTTTCAGGCCCTTCGTTTCTATGTATCTTTACATTCTTATCCTTGTCGGCAATCTCTTTCATCCATTCCCATGTTCCGTCATCAGAGAAATCATCTGCCCAACAAATCTCGTGTCTGTATCCTAAGTTCTTACGGATACTATTGTAAGACCACTTTAGATATTTTAGATTGCTTCTACTCGGTTGTATAAAACTTATTATTTTATCCATTGAGTATTCCAATTTTCTTTCCAAGCCCTTTCTGTGTAAAACTTCTCAAACATTTCTAATGAAGTCTCACTACATGATTTATAAAATTCATCATCAGTCTTTAACTTTAATGCCATTTCTTTAGCTGTTTCTAAATCACCAACCTCTACTGAAGTTAATGGATGACATATCTCTTGTGTGTCTAATCCCCTATACCCAATACAAGGTATTCCGTGAAAACTGCAGTTGAGAGCGAATGTTCCTGCTGCGTGTGTTCTCATTAAATGAATTCCTATATTAAATTGAGATAAACAATTTATCCATTCTCTCCAACTCATATATGGTAAATAATTTATATCTTCTATTGCATCTTCTTGTTCTTGTTTTCTACCCATTGAAGGTGCACTTATTGGATCACCAATTTCTCTCGCCACTATATAAGAATCAAATCCACCATACCAAGAAACAAAATTGCCACCTATCATTGTGGCATCACCCCATTCATTTCTTGGTACTAATCCTTCTGGTATCATAAGACTCCGCATCACCCTTACATCTTTACAACCTAAACCCAAATAATAATTTACATCACTTTCATTATGACAATACACCCAATCTGCATCCATCAATGTATTATAATAATAAAATTGTTTTTCTATATCATAATCTTGAAAGTACCAATGTGGGCCTTCTTGCATTACCGCTACTTTATCACAAACTTTTCTATATTTATCTAAATCTATTTGAGGATTATTTTTAGGTATAATCACTATACCTAAATCAAAATGTTCCGTTGGTATATTGTTTATATTATAATGTGGTGCTTCTAACGCCATCATCCACGCATATTCTGTACGAGCATTCTCAAAAGTTCTTGGTGGATGACCAGTAACTTGGGATTCTGAAAAGAATACTGCTTTCATTTATAAAACTCCTCATAGGCTCTCTTTATCCAATAATTGGCATCCCTATTCATTTCATTGGGGGGAATTGCATTAAAATGAAATACATAACCACAATTTTTAAATATTAATTCATCTTTAAACCACATTTTAGGATGTAAAAATAATAATTGTTTAGAATGTAAGTCTTGTAAATTATAACAAATTGGTAAATAATTTATTTCTATATTTTGTAATCGTAATAAAAAATTAATTATTGTTTGGTCTGTACCTGCCCTAACGTGTGCTATAGCATTTTGTACAGGTTGTTGATTATCTAAATAATAATTTCTCACATATTCAAAAAATTCTTTATGATTTTTATTAACAATCTGAAATCCACAATTTATATAATCCCACACATTAAAAGTAATATCTCCTGGAAATAACAATTTAGAAAATCCATCCATTGACCTTCTAACCCACTCAAAACTTCCATTATTTCTAACTGCACTATACTTACCATTTGTCTCTGTAAAGAAATTAGGACAATCAGGATGAACTATTGTATCTGCATCAACTATCAATATTTGGTCGTAATCAATATTATTTGCCTCTAAAATATCAAACATATAATATCGTTGCCAAGTTATCTTCATTTGTTCTACAGGCAATAATAAATCTTCCCATACAACTAATTCACAATCATACTTATCACAGAAATGTTTCCAACTATTAATTGAATAACTATATGATTTATTTCTACCATCTCCCAAATCTATATTGGGAATAAAAACTACATTTTTACTCATTGCCAACTAACTTCCCAATCCTTAAAATCAGATGCAATACAATCTATCTTATAATCTTTTCTTCCACCAACTACTTCCATAATCTTATTAATAGCAGTATTTCTTATACCATTCAGTCCATGTGTTAACATAAGATTATCTGAACCTTTTTCACCTTTACGAACTTGTGATTCATTATACCAAATATGTGCATTCATTTGAGATAGAACAATTATTGCTCTGATAATATCTCCGTCTAAATTAACATCTTTTTCTTTTAAAATTAAATCTATATCATGAACAATATCCTTCATTTCTTCAGCATAATTTTTCTTATTCTCTGGTATAAACACTTCCTTTAACTGATGAATACTAAGTCTATCTATTAATTCACCTAAAGTTGGTAAAAATTTACGCTCTTTGGATTTTTTCGTATAACTCATTTTGTTTTTCCTGTTTTTTTATAGTCTTTGGATGATATAATGACAATTCTTCGTGTGGTGGTAGATGTGCTTGTGTGGTATGTCCAGTAATATGTTCATGTACTTTTTTAGTCCACTTAATATCTTCACTATTTCTAAATACTCTTGCCTGATAATCAGGATAATTTACCCAACCCTTTTCTGCAACTTTCCATCCCCACTTTTGAATATGTTCTTGAGTTAATCCCTCTACTGTATTTACTCTCGGGATCCATATCAAATCAACCTCGTTCATTTCCAATATAGTATGTATTTGTTCCATCAATACTTCATGTGGAATTTCATCGGCATCTAAGTGAAATATGTAATCACCACTACACATTGACTTTGTATAATTTTTTAAATCTGAAAAATTACCCTCAAACTCAAATGGATGCCAACTAAATTCTCCATTTACTGAATGTGTTCTTAGATAATCTTCAACACCTTTAGAACCATTTTTAGAATCGTAAGTGATTACTATTTCGTCTTGTAACTCTTTATGTTTTAATAAAAATGTAACTAATTTTTGTAACTCTACTTCTTCATTACAAACAGTTATTGCATAACTAATTTTCATTCATATTGTTCCAATAACATTTTACTTAATTCTCTATCTATCTTAACCGATTCTAAAAATACTTGGCTTTTCCGTGCCTTTTCAAAATCATAAGTTCTATATATGTTTAGAGATTTTATTTTATTTTTTAATTTACTGTATACGGCTTCCAAGTTTCTTCTATTTGCCTTTTTGTGAAAATCTAATTTAAATATTTTCTTTTTAGCATCAAACACTACAACTTCACCATATTTCAAAAGTACATCAGTTATCATTTTAGTATTTACAACTGTTGGTCTATTTGATTCTTCTAATTTTAAACCAACAACATACTTTTTTCCACTTTTACCTACTGATTTCCGACCTGGTTTAGCCAATACCAACAAAGTATGTGTTAAAGTCTTATTAGTAGTTCCTGAAAGATATCTGAAAGATACTATATCTCCAGCTCGTACTTGATTCCATCTTGTTAATATTTTTGCCATTTAACTCAACTAAAGTTTTTATTAATTATTATCTCCAAAAAGTCTAATGTTTTAAGAAAATCAAATTTATCAACTTCCACACCATTCTCTACATCTAACTCTTTATTATAATTATCTTTATCGGTCTCAATATACTTACAAGCTTTCCATTTATATGTTTTTTTATGTCTTATAGGAAACACTACTCCTCTTGGGCCCATATTCATTACCGAAGGATACCAATATATTTTTCTATTAATATCATAGTGAGATAAAGATTCAACCAAGTACGGAGTATTTTCTAAATGTTTTTCTAAAAATTCTGATTCTGGGATTAATCGAGTATCACTCATAAACCCACATCTGAAACATAGAAAACTCGAATAGTCTTCCACTTCAGTTTCAAAACACATTTTTTTAGAATAACAATGTGGACATTTTATATTCCTTTCCATTATAACTTCTTCAATTTAGGTAGTTTAACTTTTTTTAACTTTGGTAATTTTAAATCTACATTCTCTACTGGTTTGGGCAAATATGTATCTAATATTTCTCCCAACTTTTCTGTCATCTTATCTCGTGTAAATTTCTTAGCGTATATTTGTTGTTTAAGTGCCTTCTTCTTAAACTTTTTATAATTTTTTGTTATATTTTTTAACATACTTCTTACAACACCGTAATTAACTACAAACCATTTAGATTCTTTAACCCAAATATTTTTTGGAAAAGAATCCTTTGGTACATTTTTTAAATCTCCTGGTAATAATGTAGTATATCCTTTATTTAAAAAATCTACTTGTCCACTCCAATCAGATGCCATAATTGGTTTTCCTGTTGTGGCGAATTCCAATAAAGGTCTTCCAAAACCTTCTCCGTGAGTTAAACTTACCATTGCTTTTATTTTATTATGATTATACAATTCATTCATTTGGGCATCGTCTAAATCTCCGTGTAAAAGATAAACTGGAGGTAATTTCTGAATATCACCACCACACGATTTTTTAATATGATGTATCTTCTTTAAAATATCATATCTATCCACTACCGCGGTGGTTGCCCCACTTGTTTTTAAAATCAGTGCTGGTTTTTTAAGAACATTTTTAAATGTATCAAAGAATAACTTAACAGTACTTGAAATATCTTTTCTATCATGACCAAATTCACCTTGTAACCAATGACCACATACTAAAAAACAAAAATCTTCTTTAATTGTATTCAATTCTGTGGTTAAATCACTTTTTACTACTTTACTTGGAGAATATAACTTATCATCATAACCTTCAAACAAAACTTCCATTGGTTTTTCAACCATTGCCTCACCAATTTTTTCATTTGTTTGCTCATTTAATTTATCAAATTTTGTATTTAAGCATACATTTTTTGTAAAATGTGAAGGAACAATATTCATATCCATTTTATTCAATCCTTCAATCCATTCTCCTGGAATAGCAGTAAATTCTGTACCAGCAGTAATTCCTATATTATACGTTTTTCCCCATTGTTGAAATTCATTTGGAATTACTATATGAACATGATAATCAGGTTGTGGATAAGTCTTTTCAGTCAATTCATAAATCAATACATCCAAAATTCGTTTATGTTGTTTATCATTTTCATCTAAATAATCCATTGCTGTATTTCCCCACCTAACTGGAAAAACTGAAACATCATATTTGTCTAAATCTAACAATGATAAAACTATATCTCTTGCATGTGCCCCATAACCACTTCTTGTTGTAACTGGTGCTGTAACTAGCATCCTTGGTTTATTACTCATTTACGCCTCTACTAAATCAAAATTATTTCTTGGTGTCCATTTCTCAAATGCGGTATCCATATCTTCTATAAATCTATCACACATTCCTTTAGCTGAAAGATATGTATCATCTCTCATCATATATTCTCTGCCCTTTAAGGCTCTTTCATCTCGTTCTTCTTTTGGTACTTTATACCACTCATGTATTTGGTCTGCTACTTCTTCATAATCACTTCTATCGTCAAAGATATATGGTGTGGGTACTGAACCCTGTAATGAACGACATGCTGGCCAAACAGGTTTTACCCATTCACCCCAAGTCAAATCATCATTATCTTTCCATTCTTTTCTATTATGTAAAGAATGTACCCATTCATAATCTTTAGCTGTTAATAACTTACCCTTGTATCTAAATCCACATTGGTCTTGCATCCCACCTGTAACATTTACAACTATCGGAGTTCCTGCCATAACAGATTCTGCAGTTCCTAATCCAAATCCTTCATTCGATGCTATATTAACAGTAATATCTGCTATATTATATAAAAAATTCATCTGGTCGGTATCCAATTTTGCTCCAGAAAATATTACATTTAAATCTGGCATCAAGGCATCTGCTACTGCTGGTAAATCCGTTCCATTATTATCTACTGGGTGTGTATGCATTACCAATGCACATTCTTTTCTTTCTTCTTCAGATAATTTATCTGTAAAAGTTTTAAATGCCAATAAAACATCACCAGGATTTTTCCGTCTAATATTTCTATTATTAAAATAAACAATAAAAGAATATTCATTACCTTGATATAACTCATCTTTAAACTGTACGAACTTAGCATCTGTTTCATCTACTGGTTTAAAATCTTCAGAATTAATTCCGTGTGGAACATATGTACATTGCCAATCTTCTACTGGTTTATTTTGTCTTACATTTTTTACAATATTAACCGTCTGTTTAGAAATGTTCATAAGTAAATCACAACTCTCATAAAATGGCTGATTCCACATTGGATATGGTAAATCATCCCAAATGTTGTAATAGAAAATAGGTATTTGTGACCTAATCTCTCTTTCCATCTGATATAACCACAACCAAAACCGCGGGTCTGTATAAATCATTATCGCATCTGGTTTTTCCAACCTTAAAACTGATCTTAACATATCTGGATTACCATAACCACTTGAAGGATATATTTTTAAATATCCCTCTTCTACTCCATAATCTTCTTTTAAAGCATCATTCATATCTATCACTTTACCTTCATCCGGATGCTTTATAGCCCCTCCAATTTGGGCCCAATCATAATGATTTATAGTTCCTAAAACAAATTCTTTTGAAACCGTTCCTACTCCAGATGACATTCTTAAATCATCTGAGAGCAATAATATTTTCTTTTTCTTCATATCATACTACCTGATTTTTCTAAATCCTTATAGTTTTTTATTTTTTCTTTAAATTCTTCATCGGTGTTATATATATCAAGTGCCCTATTTACAAATTTTTGTAATGTAAATTCATCTTCTAAACATTTACGTTTAAATTTTAAATGGATACTTTTTAATATCTTTACCGATGTTAAGTGTAACTTATCCATAACATCCTTTTAATATATTCATATATATAAATATATATTATTTCATTAATTAATTATTAATATTTTTTTCCCTAACTTCTTTGCCTCACTTAAAGTATGCCTTGTACCATTAGATACAGCTCCTTCTGGTATGAAACCTACCACCAAATCACTATACTCTGCAATCTGTTTATTTCTAGCGAAAAAGTTTCCAACATAATATTTTTTTCCGTATCTTCCTCGCTTTAATACACAATGTTGATTATATTGATAATGTACTGGTGGAAATTCAGCATATTTGATATCAAAACCTAAGGCTGTTTTTTTAGCGTAACCATCAGCCCCTTCTTTTTGACCACCACTTACTATTACTAACTCATCTCCAAATTTTTGTCTCAATTCAAAAATGAATTCCTTTATTTTTAACTTATTCTCGTATTCTCTACTACCTACGATACCTATCTTCATTTTTACTATCAGTTCTTTTTTGTTTTTTAATTGTTTTATTATGTGAACAAAAATCTACAATTTCTTTAAATTGTTTAATACCATCCACTAACTTATCCGAATTATAATAATGATACTGAAACCTACCAGATACCTCGGATGTATTAACTCCAGTAGGCACAATATCAAACCATATAAAATTTTGTGAGCCTGAAACCAGTTTGGTATGTATAAAAGTTCTATAATGATCCCTACGTTCCCAAGTATCTATAAAAGATTTAAGTTCTTTTGGTTCAACTACATCGTTTTTCTTATCATACCACAAATATAATGTAGTTGGATTTATTAATTCTTCATATGTGGCTGTTAAAAATTCTAATGTCTTTTTATTTTCCAATAAATGTGGTAGATATATTCTTAAACTAATTCTTTGTAATCCCATTATTTCACTCCCGCATCACAATGTTCTGTCTGATTAAATTCACACCATTTACAGTTTTTCTTAGATGCTTCTTTTCTAAAGTTATGTTTTGTATTGTGTTTCCCATTTACAAATCCCTCTTTAACAAAATTCTTTAAATTAAGTATTACTTTATTCATAGAAGGTACACCACTTGCCGGCGAAAAATATTGAACTCTCTTTTGAGGCCAATCTACATTCTCATACAATCTACGTTTAACAATAAAATATTCTACATCAATTTTATCTATTGGGTAGTCATACATTTTTGAATAAAACTGTTTATATAATAAAACTTGATCTGTTTTATTCTTATCAGTTTTCATCCATTTATTCCAACCCATTGTGGAAGTTTTGATATCTATAATTTTTATTTTTTGAGTTATTTTATTTTTAATAACTAAATCTATAAGTCCCCTAAACATAATTCCATCTTGTAGTGGATAATTTATTTCAGTTTCCACTCCCAACAATTCATATCCCTTTTTAGAAAAATAATCACCTCTACGTTTTTTAAGAAAATCTAAAATTGCACAACCATCTTTCCAAAACTCTGTCAATTCTTCAGGTGTGGTAAAATGTTCTGCACCTTCTAATTCCATTTTCTCGTGGTAAAGTGTCTTCATTCGAGAAAGTAATAAATCTTCCAAATCTAATTCATTTGCTAACTTAGCTGTCTTATTATAAATACAATGTATCCAAGTTTGCATCGTTTCGTGCATTGCTGTACCAAACAAAGTATGAATACTATCTGTAAAGGTAGATAATCTATCAATATAATTTAATTTCCATCTATGAGGACATTGTGACCACATAGAATATTGAGAATAACTAACTTTTAATTTGTCTGACAAACTATTTTCCCCATTTACCATTCTTAACAATAGTTGCCATTATTCCATAATTAGAAATATCAAGATATGCATCTTCAAGTGGTTCATCTACAGCTGATTGTTTATCACCCATCAATAAGGTTTTTAATCTCTGGCACTTGTCATTAATTCTAAACCATAGCCCTGTAAGTGATAATTTAATTTCTTCGGGTGTTTGTAATTGTGTACCAACAGAAATATTACCTGGGCCATAATCATGTTGTTTGTGTAGAAACAATTCGTATTGTTCTCGTTGGATTTTCTTGAACTCTCTGGTCATTTGAGGCCACTCGTTTTCCATTTGTTCTATGACATCATAACTACTCCCACGATCTTGTGCGTGAGCTTGTTCATCAATATCCTCAGCATAATTTTCTTTTGTTGGTTTATCTTTAATAACTTTCATTTTGTGTTTTTTCTCCATCTCGTCTAATATATTATTTGGGACTATCATATCACAATCCCATTTGTTTTAATTCTTTATCTGTATATCCATATTTGGATACCAGTTCTCTAATTTGTTTTTTTGATAATAGTTGTAAATAGTCTTCCGATTCGGATTGACTGATTTCGAAATATTCAGAAATTTTCTGAACAACTTGTGTATTATAAATAGGGTCTTTTTTCTTCTTAATATATTTTAAATACTGTTTACCTTTTGGTAATACATTAGAATACACCAAATAAAGCTGGCGCGGTGCCAGCTTTAATTTCTGTATTTCATTAACAAAATCAGTCCAATCCATTTTCATAGAAAGAAACCTATTAATCATATAATTAGACCAGGTTTTCTTATCTGATTCTGTTAGTGTGTTCCAATAATCTTTTGTTTGATTAGTTGTTATTTGATTAATATGATCAAATAAACCTTTAGGTTTCAAGTCCGCTACCTTCTAACAACTTTTTTGGAACTGTACCACAATTACCACAACTATAGACTTGAATTGGAACTAATCCTTCTTGTCCAGATGGTGATAAAATTGCAGAAACTCGTTTGATAACATATGAAGTAATAAACAAATAATTATCACATTCCTCACATTGTAAAGTATCTGCCTTTGATAAATCTACAGTTTCTTTAGGTTTAGATAAAGGTTTCATTGGTTTAGTGCTCATTTTACTTCCTCTGAAAATACATTATCTGTTCTTACAATCAAATGTTGTACAATCTCATTAAAGAGTCCTCTTATTTTTTTCGATTTTTGTTTATCTGTAACTCCCAACAAATTGAATAACTCGTTCTCCTTGTTCCAAATGAAGTCATCTCGTTCTATTGGTTTAAGGTCATTCATGTTTGATAATTTCATATTATCTCCGTATTATTTTGATTCTGATATTGAAGCTTTACGATAATCTGTAACCAGTTTCTTAATCTCTCCAATATGTTTTCTAGCTCTACCACCTGCGGCTTTATTGCCCTTTTCAACGTGTGCTTCGTGATTTATATCAAATTCCTCGAAGTGTTCTTTGATTTTTGCGTGTAGTTCTTTAGCTGATGCCATTTTTCTTCTCCTGTTATTTTATTTAAATGATTTCGTCCACTAATCCGTATTTCAAACACGTTTTAGCATCCCACATCAAATCGTGTTTTAATATTTCGTTTAATTTTCTGACTGGAACTTTTGTATATTCCTTATATACATTTACAATTGTATCCATCATCAAATCTAAATTTTGTTTTTCATCTTGAAACTCTGAATATTTTCCCCAAAAGTTTGAAGATAATTGGTGTATTAACATATATGAATTTCTTGAAATGTATCTTTTACTACCCACTACTGAAAGGAATGTTGCTGCACTTGCAGCAAAACCATCAACATAAGTATAAACTGGAACTTTACATCTCAATATTGTATCCATTGATGAAATACCTGAAGTGATTGAGCCACCACCTGAATTTATATATAAATGAATTGGGTAAGGTTCTACATCTAAATTATTTGCCATTGTAAAACTTCTTACTTGTAATTCACCTATCTTCTTATTTAATTCTACAGCACCATCTCTATGTACTCCAGAATAATAATAAATCTTATTTTCATGTACTCCTATATGTTTTTCTGTAGTTTCTTTATTTATTGCTTTCTTCACAGGAGGTTTTTTCTCTCCCCAATACTTTTCTTCCATTATGTAATTACTCCTAATAATTCTATTAACATTGCCATTGCGTTTATTTCTTTATCTACTACATGGGTATCAGATGATTCATATCTAGCAATAATCAAAATACATTCTGCTATATGACCCTTCCCATACGTATCTACTTCATCATATAATAATCTGAAAAAATCTGCAAAGTCTGTAACCTTTGCATCTGCCAGTATTTGTCTTATTTCTGTAAATATTTCCTTTCTTGTTTTACTTTTAGTTTGTAATACTTTTAATAACTTTAATTTATAATCACTCAATATAATTTCTTGAGCATCTAATTTAAGTTCTCCTTTTACAACTTGTCTTTGTGAGGTATTTATAACTTTTCGTATATCAGGATATCCACCATTAATAATAGTTGCTATATCATCTACCTTAAAAGTTACATTCTCATTCTTTAATATATTTGATAAATGTACCGCTACTTCTTTCTTTGATGGTGGTATAATCTGAAATGATTGGCACCGTGATTGTATTGGGTCTATTATTCTCTCAACATAATTACAAGTTAGAATAAACCTACAATGTTTTGAGAATGTTTCCATTAAGTTACGAAGAGCTGCCTGCGCATTAGGTGTAATGTAATCACACTCGTCCAAAATAATCACTTTCATATCCTTAAATCCCATAGTGGATGCAAAGGTCTTCACTTTAGTTCTAACGGTATCTACATTATTCTCGTCTGATGCATTGATATACAGATAATCACAATCTATATTCTTCACAAGTAATTTGGCTAATGTGGTCTTACCTGTACCAGCTCTTCCATATAATAATAGATGTGGTAAATCTCCACTCTCCAAGTAAATGGATACCTTACTTTTTAGATGTTCGTTCCCAATGTAAGTTTCCATTGTTGAAGGTCGGTATCTTTCTACCCATAACCCGTGATCTTCTTTTATAATCATATTTTTTTCCAAATCCAAATTGGTTCAGCAAATAATCCTTCTTTTACTGGTAAGATATATTCTGGTTTTCTATTAGTTTCTTCTGTTACTTTAGCAGTTCCAGCTCCTATTGAATTAGGTCTTTTTGCCATCTCATAACCAATACAACCTTTATATTCACTATCTTTAAATGTATCTAAAAAGTCGTTCATAGGATCACAAATAGATAACCATCCCTTTGTTTTCTTACCTTTACTCGATGCATTTACATCACTTATATTCACTAATAAATATCCACCAGTTTTAATACTACTCCATAAATTTTTCAATGTCTTCTGTAAGAAATCTGTATTCCAATCTTCAATAGACTTATATCTAACCCAACTTTGTGTATCATCATAACTGTATCTCTCCACATTAAAATATGGTGGTGAAGTAAATACTAAATCAAAATAATCATCATATTGAGAAAAATCAAACTCCTCTGCTGGTGAACAATGAAATTCTGATTTCCTCTCGTGTTCGAAAAATCCCAAGTGTTTCTCATAAAACTCTGATTGTTCGTTGTAAATAGGATGATTTTCTTTTCTTGGGTCTATTCCCACATAATGTTTCCCATAATCACTCGCGTAAAATCCTGCCAATCTATCACCCCAACCCATAGAAAAATCAAGTATATTCTCTGCCTTAAACATATCATAAATTGATTTTGCTACATTTGGTTTGAATTGAGAACATATATACTTACGAAGTCCAATACAAGACCTTAATGTTCCCCTATCTACCTTCTCAACCTCAAGTGTGAATAATGAACCTAACAAAGTATACATAAACTTTGGATTTCCCCAAGTCCTAACTGGACCTGGAGAAATAGTTCCATCTACTGACCACCTATTATACTGTTGGAAATAATTACTAGCGTCATTTCCTCTATTTATCCTTCGTATAATTTTCTTAGTTAACGGCCATTTATACTCTGACCTTGCATACCATTTAGATTCTTTTAAATAATCGGGCCATTGAATACCTTTTAACTTCATAAAATCTTTATATGCATCTTTTATGGTCAACTCTTGAGTAGGTAATTCATATTCTTTCAAAATCTCTACGAGAGTTTCCTGAATATCTGGTCTATCAAAAGTTTCTTTTATGTACGCCCATTCCTTTTTATCTATTTTAAGGTAAGGCTCCATATTTTTAAACTTATCAAAGTAATCTAAATACATTGATAACTATTTGATTAATCTACACTTTGACTAGCAACTAAATTATAAATTGCCTCATAATTATCTACTTTAAACGAGGCTCTTGCCAATCCTTTACTCGAAATTTCCATACTCGCACTTTCACATTCTTTATTAGCCTGTAAAACTTTTGAGAACAGTTCCGCATTAAAGGATAATGGCCCTACATCACTAAAGGTATCAACCGATACAGGTAAATTAACCCTATTAGTATTAATAGCAGAATAATTAATAACAAATTTACAACTATTTGTATTTGCATCCGTCAAAACTGTAAAAGTTTCAGATTCTGCTAAAGCGTTTTTACCAGAAATAAATTTCGCAATAAATAAACTATCTATTTTTAACGACAATTCAAACTCTGGAACACTTTTCATTTGAGGAACATCAGGAATGACCGATAAATCACTCAACATATAATTTACTGATGCATATGAATCTTCAAATTTAACAGAAACCACTTTATCTTGTGATTTAACTACTGTTAAATTAATATCATCATTTAAAACACCTAATAAACTAGCAAGTTGTTTTGTATCATAAATTCCCAACTGAACATCTTCAAATTGAAAAGTATCTAAAGTAACCTTTCCAAGTAAAGACTTATCCAAAGTAATAAATTCAGTAGTTAAAACTTCATCATTTACATTCCAAACAACCGAATTCACACTATCTCCAAGCGAATATTTACTTATAAACCTATCCAAATAAGCTTTATTCATTTTGTATCTCCTATATTACATTTATTAATTGTTGATATATACATATATATATATATCTATTTTATCTTCCAAAATCAAAAAAATCTTTCTAAAGTATATCGTTCATCTACAGGTAAACCATATCCCATAGCATCATAAAACATTTTAATCTTCTTTTTAAGTGCTTGAGTATATAACTTATCAACATCTATATATTTTTTGATATAATCTAAAACTTCTGGTGGATCTTCATCCCCTTTATATGCTAAAACTGATAAACTAAGAGGATTTTGTTTTAAATAAACCCACTTAATTTTTTCTCCACCCACTATTTTAGAATATCTTTTCTTATCATAATAATCTATCATATCATTATATGCTAAAGATGCCTTTACATGAACTGGTGTGGCCTTAGCATAATATGTTGATATTAATTTACCACCTACTGTAGTATCTTTATGTTGAAAATTTCTCTCATCTACATTTTTAATAAATTTACCTAATCGTTTAACTCCTGTGGGTGAAGCTATATCATCATAACTCATCGCCTTCATACCCTTTTTAAATGTAAAAATTCTTTCATCAATCTTTTCTTTAGGTACATTTGCCAATAAATCATCCAATACTTCTGATAATAAAGTCTTCATTCCTTTAGCAAAAGAACTTCTAACTGTATCCAATCCTTTAACGTGAGTTTTATTAACTTTTCTACCTTCCTCGTTAATAATTTTCATTCCATATCGTTTCTTGGTAATGAATAATGAACTCTTTGCAATAACCTCTTGTTTAATTTCAAAATAATGTTTATCTAAATTTAAAAATCTCTTGGCAAATAAATCATAACTCTGATTCAAATACGCTTGAATCTCATCCGCAATATTAATAATATGTTGAGTCATCGTTGCTTCAGCACTAGTATCAATTCCTTTATGTCTTGCTTTAACCAACGGTGTGGCTGATGCGAAAATACTATCTGTATCTATGTAAATCACATAATCTTCATTTGTACCAAGTTCCTTATTATAATAATGATTTGTAATCTTCTTACTAAATTTAATCAAAGATTGTCCTGTCATTGTAGTTGCCTCTGCATTATCAATATCATAAAACCTAAAAACAGGTAATCCCAATACACCATACAATGAATTTAACAAAATTTTCTGTAGATATTGTCGTCTATTAAAATATTGAAACTTTTTATCATTCCCATCTTCGTTAAATTGTTTAGCTAATTTTCTAAATTGTACTCTATCGTCAAACCATTTACCAAGAATTGCTGGAATTAGTCCTACTTTATCCATTCTATATAATATCCCATTAGAACTAATTGAAACTTTAGTTTTTTCAAAATACTCTTTTAATTCTGTTTCTGTCAACTTTCCTTTTTCTTTATCTCCTACCGTTATTGTATATGTTTTTTTATTATCTTTTTTAACAAATTCTTCGGAATTCCAACCAACAACTTTACCAATTTTAGTATCTGGAGATATATTCAATGAACGAATAACACTTGGATACATTGATGTAATATCTAAATCATAAACCCACTCATGTCTTCCTTGTATTGGGTCTTGAACATAAGCTCCTGCAAATTTATCACTACTTTTCCGTTTGTTCATCAAAGCTCTAGCCTTTTTGTTTTTATTTGGTACAACCACATCTATTTTCTTACAATAAACTAAAATTGCTCCTTCTAAATAACGAGAACTTGCGTAAATATCTTCATATGATACATGACCAATATGACATATACCTCGTGATATTTCAATATAATCTAATTTCTTATCTAACTCTACAACTATATGAACATCATTTAAGTTATATGCTACAAACCGTTTTCTATCATTCTCATATAACTCATTAAGTGTTCCCTCATAAAATACTTTTGTTATTCCTATCTCATCTTCACCTACTGAATCTAATCTATAAGATGGTTTCAAACTCGGTGTAAACTTTTTATATAATGCTAAATAATCTAAACAACTAACTCCAGCTATTTCAAATCTCTGTCTATAATCTGAATATTTAACAACTCCTATTGGTGATAATAACCCCGCAAACTCTTGACCTAATAATTGAAGTATTCTATTATACAAATACGGAATATCAAAATTATCTGTATTCCAGCCTGTAATAATTGTAGGTCTTATCTCACAATATTTACCCAAAAATGCATTTAACATCTCAATTTCTGATTTAAATCTAAGTACAGTATTATTTCCATTTTTCAATATACCATCTTCTGATTTAATCTCAAGTTTATTCTCTGGGTCTAAAACATAACAATAATATTCGTCTGTAAGACTATCCCATAATGCAATAGAAGTTATTTTATTCTCTGCCTTTGATGGTGATGGAAATCCTTGTGTAACCTCTACCTCGATATCAAAAACCATAGTTCTATGACCTACCGATGGTTCATCTGAATCTGTATATTGGTCTACTAAAGTTCTTGTAGTTGCTATTACATCAGATTCATATAAATTTTCATCATCTTTATCATATCTAAAAACCTTTTTTAGTCGAGTTCCATCAAGTGCAGTAAATTTACCGTTCTTATCTTGTAAATAAGCATACCTTTTATATGGTGTTTTTCTATAACCTAATTTATCATCCCATATATGAATTGATCTTCCATCAAAATAGATATTTTGATACATTTATATTATAACTTTCCAATTTAACATATGTGAATATACGAATAAAAACCTATACAAGTCAAGTACTTTTTATCATTTCTCCTGGAATCTCACATTGATCAGAATTACAGAATTTGTCTATTTCTGCTTCTTCACCTTCAATACCTACAAAACTCAACCTACTTAATTTTTTTAATTTTTTATTATAAGTTTTCTCATCAATTGCTTCATATGGCATTTGTTTGTAAGCACCTAACTCATGTCTTGGTAAAAGTGATATACCTTTTAATCTATATTGGAAATAATTTAAAACGTGTGGTAGTTCATCTGCTTCGGTTTCGGGGTCGAATGTTGCTGTACAACTTACTTGGTTATCTGCCCAATGTCGTTGTAAGAACGCGGCTAAACTGAATTGTTCCCAAATCGAAAGTTCAGCCGCAGTTCTAATCCCCTCACCTACATCTACTGGAACTTCTACCACTACCGTACTGTCTTCTGAACCAAAAGCTGGTTCTACCGTATAACCTGCCCGTTTCAACGGGTCTAATAATTCTGAATGTTTAGATGCTCTAATTCTACGAATATAAAATCTACTTTCTGGATAATGCATTCCTGGTGTTGCTCCTACTAATAATGAAACAGTACCACTTGGTTTTACTGAAGTCGTTTTTATAGACTTCGGTACTGCAAACCAATCTGAATACATACAATCCCATTCTTGAATAGTATCATATCCACTCTCTAACCATTTTCTTAATTCTTCCATTCCATGTTTAGTAATGAATTGTGCTACTCCACTAACACTACATCCAATTCTTCTATTTCTCAACATAACTCTGTTTGTATCACTCCAATGTGTTTTACCAAGTGTTACCGTCTTTGCATACAAATAGGCATATTTAAGTGTCCTTTGATAATCCTCTAATGAATCATGATTGGATGGAAACGTTTCTACCAAGCAGCACAATTCGTAACTCTCCAATGATTGCTCTAAACAGGGATTTCCACCTGCTACCCTATGGTCTTTATTATCACCACCATTTTGCATACGAGAAAATTGTCTCATATTCTCTAACCATGCAAATCCAGGTTCTCCATTATCATTAATTCTTTTACACACATCAGTATAATCCATACCGAGTTCTGCAAATATTGAGTTGTTTGAAGTCCAACCATATTGATCTCTGTGAGGATTTACTTCATAGTTTTTTAAATCCAAATACTCGTCATCATACGGGTCACCGAACACAATCTCTGCTGTCCGTCTTACGTTCCCTGCTACGACACATTTACCAATTAGGTTCATTATATCTACAATTGTAGTTACTGTAATTGGACTATTTGTATTATTATCCAATACTTTTCTAATATCTTCGTGAACTTCTTGTAATGGTTCATGTCCACTTGACACACCACCAAATCCTTTAATTGGCTCTCCTTCTGCTCTAATCTTTTTGTAATCAAAAGTAACTGGGGCCGTTCCATGAAAATATGACTCTAACAACAATCTCAAACTTTCTACCCATCCTTCTCGTGTATCTGGAATCTCATAAACTTCTTCTTGTCTGTCGTTGTTAGGGCCTTTTATAAGTACATGGCCGGCCCCCTTTGTATCAAAACCAACTCCAACACCTAACATTGATGCATCCATTAAAAAACAAAATGGTTTCGAGTAATCGTCCTTTATTGTTGAAGTAGACACAAAGGCACAATTATTTAATGCTGCATATAACTTCTTTTCTTCGGTGATTGGAGTTCCCATCGCCCACAAACCACGCCCTGGTGGTAAGAATTTCATATTAAATATTCTATCATACATCTCTTGAGCTGATGCCTGAGCTTGCCAGGCATTCCAACCAAGTTGATGTTGATCAATCCAATTCTTTTGCATGGAATAAGTACCTTCTACAACCCTACGAACTGTTTCCCACCATCTTTCATTTTTTCCATCTTCTTTAATACGAGAATATGTTCTCATATAAACTAATTCACCTAAACCGTTAAAACCAAAAGGTGGTCTTTTCCTCTTGTACTTATTTATAAAATTTTCCGATAACTTAAATTCCACGTGTAACATCCCTTCTAAAAACTATTTATATTTATTTTCCCAATATTTCTTAATTTTTTTATTAAGAATTGTATCCCTATTCTTATAATAATACTTCCGTTGTCGTGCCCTACGAGCTTCAATTTGCTCTTTTTTAGTAAAATATTTTCGAGGTCTAGCCATACCCAATCCTTAATAAAAGTAGAGAGAAAATCTTTTTTATTTCCAATTTACTTTCCCAACCATAAATAAATACTATATATATTCAGTTCTATCCCGAATATTTTAAAGTTTATCCAAAATCAGTTAAGTTTTTTTTAGAAGTTTTTTCTTCTCCAATTTCTTCACTACTTTTATAATCTTTATATTTATTCCTCAATGTTTGTTTCAAAAAATCTTCAGAATTTACCATTTTTTTCGTTGTTTCTTTCCCACTTAATGATGATGGTCTATGTACATCAATCCTACCAATATTAGTATTCATAGTAGCAGGATAGGTAATTCCATCCACACCAAACCTATTTTTAATCACGTGGAATCTTGCCGTATTCCCTACCTTATCCTCAATCTTTCTACTAACACTAACTACAAAATCTGAAGTCATCACTTTACTATATGCTTCTGCAACTTTACTGGCATCAATCACATCTTCGTCTAATGATGAACGATTTGCTTGAGAGGCAGTCCATATTGGTATATCCATCTCTCCAGCTAATCCTCGTAGGTCTTCATAAATGTTTCCTAATTGATGTCTTAACTCTCTACCACCACTAATATCTCTCATAATATCTGCATAATCTACTATAACGATATCTGGTCTAAACCCACTTAATTCTACTTGTTTTAAATGTGCATTTATAGTTTGTACTGATGCTGACCTTGTTGGAAAATATTTTATTAATAGTTTTCCCTTTACTTTCTCTAATGATTTCTTAACAGTTTCTTGTTGAAACTTAATTTCTCCTGTGGGTATTCCTGAAAATATAGTATCATATCTTAATCCAACATAAGATTGGTTTAATTCTAATGTGTAATGTATTGCGGTATTACCTCTTTTTATAGTCTCTGATACCAATCTCTGTAAACACCAAGTTTTACCAATACCAGCTGGTGCCACAATAACACCTAACTCTCCTTTTCCTAAACCACCATCCATAACTTCATCTATAATATCCCAACCTGTAGCAACAGTATCTCGTGTTGAATGTGTTAATCTTTCTTCCAATCCCTTTATATAATCATGTCCTAAATCTTTTGTAGTTCCAGCCTTCATTGCCGCATCAATTGTAGTTTTTATACCATCATAATCGTGACGTTCTAATAAATCTACAGATTGCATTATTGCAGTTTTTAATGTTTGATTTTTACAAAACTCTATGGACTTTTCTTCTACAAAATTTAAATCAGTTGCCTCTCTAAGTTGAAATGCCTCTCTTAAATTATCCACTACTGATTTCTTTAAAACTTCTGAACTAAGTTCATCTACTTGTATTTTTATTGCTTCTAATGTTGGTTCTACCTTATACTTCTCATAATACTTCTTTATACAATTTACCAACCATTTATCTGCATCGGAATCAAAATAATCTGGTTCCAATATATCATTAATTGTTTGCAAAAATCTACGATTGAATAATAATAATACTATTATTTTCTTTTGAAATGAATGTCCGAAATGTGTTAATGTTTCTGCCATATTAAAAAAAGTCGTGTTCTACTAAGTTTGCTGGATTGATTGCCTTCTCTACTCTCGCTTCAGCAATCTTAAAATATTCTTTTTCTTTCTCTATACCCAAGTATTTTCTATCTAAAGTCACACAAGAAATTGGTGTAGTGCCACTTCCCATAAATTCTT